AAAAATGCTTTAAAAGCAAGAAGAGCTATTGAAAAGAATGGTGGTAATGCGACAAACTCAAAGATACAAAATATTATGTTTGACTTAATGTACGAAGGATATTTCAATAAATCGTATATACAAAATATAATCAAAGAAGAATATGAAAAGTTAAACGAAGAAAGAACAATGTTAACAGAAAAGTTTGGTTCTAAAGCATTAGCAACAATACGAAAAAGACTTGGTAAATTTGATGGAAAGAAATTCTTTGCTGGTTTATCTAAATCAGAAGGTATACAATGGGACAATGTAACAGATGCAGCAATAGGTAGCGCTGCTGATTTAAACTCAAATGTATTAAACTTTATGTTTGTTAGAGGAGATTTAAAAGGAGTATTTAGAGGCAAGAAATTTGTAAACTTCTTTGCTAAACCTTTAGAAAATTTCTCAAAAGGTTCGATGGGCGATCAATATTCAAGCAAAGATTATAAGGTATATTATACAAGTTATAAGAGAGTTCTTGACGATGCAGACGAAATTATAACAATCAATATGGATATAGCTAAAACATTGTCTACTAACGCTGTTGAAGGCAGAGCGGCTGCTAAACAAGGCGCTATAGCTCTTAAATCTGCAGACGCAGTAGCTAGAGAAAACAAAAGCAGATATCAAGAATTATTAAGACAAAGAAGAGACGAAGCGGGATTCGGACAAGCAGAGGTTGAAAAACTAATAGACAAAGCTAACGTAGCATTACAAGATGCAATTGCACATCACGTATCTCAACTTAAATCAGGTATGATTCCACAACAAAAATGGAACACACAGTACCAAGCAGCAGAACGTTTACTTAAAGATTTAATGGATCTGTTCGAAAGATATCTTAAGGCAGGACAAGAAGAAGCAGCAGCGCACAAAAAATCATTAGAGTTAGACAAAGATGCTTCAGCAAAAGCTGTAGAATCTGCAGATTGGTATATCGATTGGGCAGTAAAAGATGCTAAGAAATATGTTTCAGATATGCGAACTAAACTAAAAGAATACTTCGTAGAAATAAAGAATATAGCTAAAGCTCCGATGAGAGCAATGGGAGAATATTAATGAAAAAGTTTAATATAAAAGAATGGCAAGATAAAAATCTAAACGAAGGTTATTATAAATCAGGTAAAAAAGACGATATCACTGCGCAGAAGTATACCGACGAAGACAAGGAGTTAGGCTGGCCGTTACCTATCAACTTCTTTGAATATGATTTAAAATCCCTTAAAACTAGATGGGATGGGTGGATAAAAGGACCAGTATCATTTGAAAACAATGAAGCTTGGTCTAGTTCTGAAAAGAAAGCTGCCCAAAAACTTTTGAAAACTACAATTGATAAATGGTTTAAGAAAAATATTAAATAATAAAAACATAAAATAATGTAATTAAAGGTCGATATATTTTTATATGTCGGCTTTTTTTGTTATATTGTACTATATTAAAACGAATACAAATTAAACAGAGAACAATGTCAGATTATCAAGGAAAAACAAGGAGCGGTAAACCTATTAAAAGCTACCGAAAAAGAGCAGACTTTATATTAGAAGGTAGACCAATGGGAGTTAAAGTTCCAGGGCCTGAAAGCGCAGATCTAGAAAAAGCACTAAAAGTATTTAAACGTCAAATTAAAACTCAAGGTATATTCGAAGAAGTTAGAGAAAGAATGGTCTATGAAAAACCAGCAACTGCTAGATATAAAGCAAAGAATGCAGCAATAAGAACTCAGCAAAACCAAACAAAGAAAAACAAAGCGTTGGACAAAGGATATAAAACCTGGACAGCGATCATTGATGGCAAAGCTATATAGCTAACACAAACACAGTAATCATTAATATTACATAAATAAAAGGACTAATATCTATTGTTGTTTTCATATATATAAATATGTTAAGATATATTCAACAATATTAATTTAATGTTAACAAATTATTAAACTTAAGAGAGGGTGACATTTTGTCACTCTTTTTTAGTCTTTACTGAGCAACGCGTATATTTATATCTACAAAGATACAAAAAATGTGTTATCTCTATATAATACAACGTATCAAGAAAAATTTCTATTATAGGTCATAATACCTATATTTCCAAAACAAACATATTTAAGGAGAACAATAATGTCAAAAAACGACTTATTAAAAGAAGCAATCGCTGATGCTAAAGCTGTCCGTGAGACTGCAATTGCAAATGCAAAACTTGCTCTAGAAGAAGCTTTTACGCCGAAACTACAATCTATGTTATCTACTAAAATCGCTGAAGAAATGGAAGACGAGTTAGAGGAAGACGAAGAATTAGCTGTTACTGATACATCTGCTGAAGATGAAGAAGTTGCTGTAGCTGATGATTCAACTGAACTACCTGCGGCTGACGATGAAACAATGGCGACCGAAGACGAAGTAGAAGACGAGGTTTACGAAGAAGGTAGTTACGAAGAAGGTGAAGGCGAAGAAGATTTAGAGCTTGAATCAATTATCAGAGAGTTAGAATCTGAAGAAGGTTTAGAAGAAGACGAAATGGAGGAAGACGAAGCAATGGCTGAATCTTACGACGAGTCTGAAGAAGGAACCGATTTAGAGGAAGACGAAGAAGTAATGGATTTAGACGAAATAATTAAAAGTTTAACAGAAGAAGACGAAGAAGAAGTAATGGAAGAAGACGATATGGAAGGTGAGCTTGAAGAAGCTTACAGTACTATTAAATCTTTGAAAAATACTATCAACGAAGTTAACTTATTAAACTCTAAATTACTTTTCTCTAACAAGTTATTTAGAATGCACAGCTTATCAGAATCTCAAAAGATGAACGTTATCGAAACATTCGATAGAGCAGTATCAGTAAGAGAAGTTAAATTAGTATATACTACTTTAGCAGAATCTTTAGTACCTGTAACATCTAGAAAGAGAACTGTAACTGAAGGATTCGCTTCAAAAACGACTAGGTCTACGGCACCGTCAAAAAATGTAATCGTAGAATCCAACAACTTTGCAACAAGAATGCAAAAGTTAGCTGGGCTAAAATAAATTTTAAATTAAACTCAATTAAGAGATAAATAATGTCACAAATAAACGACTTATTAAATGATTCTCAAGCTCAATTTAGAGCACAAAGAAACGAGACTAAGACTCTTGTAACTAAGTGGGAATCGACTGGTCTTTTAGAAGGAATTAACAATGATTATGACAAACATAATACTTCTATCCTTTTAGAAAACCAAGCAAAACAATTAATCTCAGAAAACACAATTCAAAGTAGTGGTGCTTCACAAGAAGACTGGAACGGGGTAGCTTTACCTTTAGTACGTAGAATCTTCGGTGAATTATCTGCTAAGGAATTTGTTTCTGTACAACCTATGAATCTTCCTTCAGGACTAGTTTTCTGGATGGATTTCAAATACGGAACAGCAAAGAAAGACGGTAAAACGACTTTGTTCGGTGGTGAAAAAAATAGAGCTGCTGATACTACTTCTGCACTTTACGGCGATCCTGGTGCAAACGCTGGATATTCTTTAAACGCAACTGCGCTTCCTATTACATTGATTTCAAGTAAAGTAAACTTTTCTGCTTCTACTGAAGAAGATCTAGATCTAGCTAAAGCTTTCTACTTTATTCCTGAAGTTGCTTCAGGATTATCTGGTACTGCTTTTAAAGTATCTGCTGTTGATTCAACTCACGTTACTTTCGCTAATACAAATGGAGTTACTTTACCTGCAACTTCTTCTGGTACAATGTACTACTACAAAAATACTTTAGATGCTACAAAAAGAGGTGATTTTGAAGATAAAGATCCTGCTGAATTCAATAGTACTAATAATGCTAAAGATATAGGTATTCCGGAAATCGAAGTTAACCTTGAACAAGAAGCTTTAGTTGCTAAGACTAGAAAGTTAAAGGTTAAATGGTCTCCAGAATTTGCTCAAGATTTAAACGCTTATCACTCTATCGATGCTGAAGCAGAATTAACTTCAATGTTATCTGAATACATCACGATGGAAATCGATATGGAAATTCTTGCAATGTTAAAAGAAGCTGCTGCATTTAGTTCTACTCATGCTTTCCCAACATTATCAGCTGGTATGACATACACTGATCAATTTGCATCAGTTGGTGCTTCATTACAAGCAATGAGTAATACTATTCACCAATCAACAATGAGAGGTGGAGCAAACTTCGTTGTATGTTCTCCTAAAGTAGCTACTTACTTAGAAAACATTCCTGGATACGCTGTTGATACAGATGGTACTGCTAAGCAATTTGCAATGGGTGTTACTGCTGTAGGTGGATTAAAAAACAGATTCACAATCTACAAAAATCCTTATTGGACTGATCTTACTATGTTAACAGGATATAGAGGAAATCAATTCCTTGAAACAGGTGCAGTTTTTGCTCCTTATATTCCGTTAATTATGACTCCGCTGGTTTACGATCCTACAAACTTTACTCCACGTAAAGGTGTAATGACTCGTTATGCTAAGAAAGTTGTAAGAAGAGATTACTACGGTACAATTGCAATTACAGACACTAACGTTGAATTTGGTAAAGTATCTGATATTACTACTGATCTTACATAGTATATAATCTACATATTTTTATTAAGGAGAGCTATTAATTTAGCTCTCTTTTTTTTTGCCCATATATTTATAATAAAGTTATAGAGAAATAAAATGACACAAAACAATTTTGTCAATGGTCAAAAAAACAATAAAAAAGGTTATAGGTTTTTACTATCGTTAAACGAAGAACAAAAATTAGCAAAAGCAAAAATAATAAATTCAGATGTATCAGTAATATTAGGCAAAGCAGGTAGTGGTAAAACATTATTAGCTTGTCAAATAGCACTTCAAATGTTGTTAGAAAAACGTGTAACAAAAATTGTAATTACTAGACCTACAATTAGCAAAGAAGATATAGGGTTCTTACCTGGAAATCTAGACGAAAAGATGGGACCTTGGGTTGCACCTATATATTCTAATATGTATCAATTACTAAGAAGAGAAAGAGTAGACAAAATGATACACGACAATCAAATAGAAGTTGTTCCTGTATCATACATGAGAGGTAGAACTTTTGTAAATAGTGCAATTATAGTAGACGAATGTCAAAATCTAGAACACAACCAAACTCTAATGATATTGCAACGTATAGGATTAAACAGTAGAATGATGTTTTGCGGAGACACAGATCAAATAGATTTAAGCAGAAGACACGATACAGGACTAGATTTTTTGTCAAAGATGAGCGTAGACAGATTAGAAATAATAAAATTATTGGAAAATCATAGACATCCTATATTAGAAGATATTATGGCTGCATATACACAAAGTAGAGAAGAAAAGAAGTTCTAATAGTATTGTTTGATATTTATATTAAACCAATATGAGAATCAAAACATGGCAAACATAATAATATATGACGGATCAGCAGGAGCTATAAACAACAATACACCTTTTGGCATATACGATTCAGATGGTCAATTTCAAACTCACGGACCTCAAGTTGCAGATTGGTGTGCTAGCAGATTAGGTTATCCAATAATGGACGTTGAATTACAAGACTCTCAATTCTTTGCTTGTTTCGAAGAAGCAGTTAGCGAATATTCGTCGCAAGTAAACAGATTTAATATTAGAGACAATTTGTTTAATGCAAAAGGCGAATCTACATCAACAAATCTTACACAAAAAAATATAATTCCTAATCAAGGTAAAATAATAGCTCTTTCTAAGCAGTATGGAACAGAAGCAGGAAGTGGTGGTAATGTAGATTGGAAGACAGGATATATAACAACAGCAACAGAATCGACAGGCGCTAATAGCGGAAGCTATATACAAGTATACGATTTAGACGCGCAAGCAGTATTTAGTCAATCTGTTTCAGGAACAGACATAGAAATTAAAAGAATATTTCACCAAGATTCTCCAGCTTCAACAAGGCATCACGATCCTCAATTAGGTTCTAATGTAGCTTTAAACAATTTTGGTTGGGGAGGAGCATTGGCAGGAATATCTTATTTATCTATACCTTTGTATGATGATATGTTAAAAATTCAAGCAGTAGAGTTTAACGACACCGTTAGAAAATCTATGTATTCTTTTGAATTGATAAACAACAAATTAAGAATACACCCGGTACCAACTTCTGTATTTAAGTTTTATTTCCAATATATAGAAACAGCTGAAAGAGATAATTTAGTTACAACTTCTACTGTTTCTGATTTTTCAAATATAGGTTACGGCAATATGACGTATACTAATATAAACGGTCCAGGTAAACAATGGATAAAAAAATATACACTAGCTCTAGTTAAAACAGTGTTAGGATCTGTAAGAAGTAAATTTGGTAGTATTCCAATTCCAGGCGCTGACACTTCTATGGACGGTGATACATTAAGAAGTGAAGGAGCAGCAGAAGCAGAAATATTAATTAGTACACTTAGAGAAGATTTAGAACAATCTTCAAGAAGAAATACTATGGAACGTGAAAATGAATTAACTACGTTTCAGCAAGAAATGTTAAACAAGAATCCACTAAACATTTATATAGGGTAACTACATGGCGCTATTCGGTTCAGCAAGAGACATATCGTTCTTTAGAAAAGTAAATAGAGAATTGCTAAATGAAATCATAGATACTCGTTGTGATATTTTCAAGCATTCTATATTTGATAGTAAAGAAAATCTTTACGGCGAAGCGCTAAACAAAGTTTTTAAAGCTGGAGTAAGAGTAGCAGGTCTTATAGAAAAAGGTGCAAAAGAATGGAGCTCAGATGAGCTTGGGTCAGATTACAATAGAACAATTACATATTCATTTCTTAGAGACGATTTAGCTTCGTTAGAATTAGACGCTACAACTAACTCGACATCACCAAATGCAAATGCGCAAGATGCAGACGTATACTTAGAAATAGGAGATGTAATATTTTGGGACGGCAAGTATTGTGAAGTAGACACAGTTGCTTCGGGACAATATCTGTTCGGTAAAAATCCAGACACAGATCACAATGGCGGAACTCATGGTTCAAGTTGGAGTGTAATAGCAGAAACACATCAAATGAGAAAATCTAAAATTAATACTCTTGAAAACGTAAGAGCTGGTTACAACGAATATGTAAACGGTAGTAAGCCAGATACACAAAGAGGAGGATTGTATGGATAAGAACAAAGTAGATAGAGCAAATCAAATAAAGCGCGACGACGATTTAAAAGAATTAAAAATAAATCTATACGACGTTGATTCTGTAATAAAATATTATTTCGATAACGTAATACAACCTACTGTTATGGAAGGCGACGAACAAATAATAGTTCCTGTAGTATATGGTTCACCTGAAAGATGGAAGTCTGTTCAGAAATCTGGAATATATAGAGATAGTACAGGTAAAGCTCAATTTCCAGCCATAGTTTATAAAAGAACAAGCGTCGAAAAAAACACATCGTTAATAAACAAAGTAGATGCTACAAATCCACTGTACGCATCGTTTAAAGCAACATATACTTCTAGAAATAAATACGATAACTTTTCTGTATTGAACGGAAGAAAACCTATAGTTCAACGTCACAACATAGTAATTCCCGATTACGTTAAGCTTTCTTATGATTGTATTATATTTACAGAATATCTAGAACAACTAAATAAAATAGTAGAAGACGTAAATTATGCAGGCGGTCAATATTGGGGACAAGATAAAAAGTTTCAATTCTTGTCTAATATAGATTCTTTTGCAATAGAATCTGTTGCCGAAACAGGTGCAGACAGAATATCAAAAGCAACATTTACAATAACAATGAACGGCTTTATTATACCAGATAATATACAAAAAGCAATGAGTAATTATAGTTCCAAAGATTACGACAAAGTAGTAGTTAATATCGGTTCAGAAACAGAAACAGACAATCCAAACTTTAGAGAAACTAATGATGGAAGATTTGATTAATTAAAAAAGAGAGGTTACAATGAGTACAAACGAAGAAATTAAAACAAAAGTAGAACAAGCAAGGTTAGAAAGAAAACAACAAAAGTTTACAGCAGAAGAAATGAAAACAATAGAAACTGTTAAAAAATCTTACGACGAATTAACAGTACAATTAGGCCAACTTAATATAGAAGAGCTAGTGTTAAACGAATCTAGAGAAAATCTAAATAGTGCGTTTTCTAATCTTAGAACAAAAGAAAAAGAGTTCGCAGCACAATTATCTGAAAAATATGGCAAAGGTCAATTAGATCTAGATACAGGTTTTTTCAATCCAGCTGAGTAAGCTTTTCAACTTCATTAAAGATATTTATAAATACAAACAATTATGTTAACATTAAATTAATTAGGAGAAATACAAAATGGCTGAAAAAATCGTAAGCCCCGGCGTCTTTACAAGAGAAAATGATTTATCGTTCGTTCAATCGGGCGTAGGTGCTATCGGTGCCGCAGTCATTGGACCAACTGTAAAGGGACCAGCATTGATCCCCACAGAAGTTTTCACGTATGGAGAATATCAGAAACTTTTTGGAGACTCATTCAAATCAGGTAGTGATTACTACCAATATTTAACTTCAATGGCTGCTAAAGACTATCTTAAGCACGGAGGACCATTAACAGTAACAAGAATACTTCCAACTGGATTCGCAAACGCAAAATCTTATGCTCACATGTCTAATGTAAGTGGACTAGGAACAGCTTCAAGTGGACAAACTGCATTTATTGCAGGTGATATACTTGACGGATCGTATATTACTTATACTGCGTCTAACGCTTCAGCATACCAATTT